AACAATGTGTTTATGCAAGCGGGGCTGAAACGCTTTGAATAAACATTAGCACTTAATTTATATTTGTGCATCTATGAAGCGGTAGTGCTAATAATCCCCGCCTGACATAAACACTTGACCGTTGTGTGCCATTTAAAGACGCCTCAAACGATTTAAAACATCCTCTGACGTATGACCGTCAAAATTTGGGGCGAACTCCAATGTTGGAGCAAAATCTGTTTCATCCCATTTAGACAATGGTAAATGATAAGTTATTTGTTCGCCACGTTCTGCACCTATACCCATTACAAACCATCCATTAAAACTACTTCCATCAGAATGTTTTAATGACCTCCAAATTTTACTCTTTTGCCCAGTTTGATATTGTGGGTCAACCCAAAGCGTTTTACATAGAGCAATAAACAATGTTATCCTATGCTCATAAAGTTCATCAAATGTGTGGTATCCGTCTGAAATTTTACCTTTCAACCCACCGATACCTAAACTATCCACTTCTTTTTGGACTTTTTGCAAAAGATTTTCTCTCAAATGCTCAATCATATATTTCTTTTTTAGTTTGACAAAAAACGGCACACAACACTGTGTTTTACGCAAGGGCCGACAGTTAATCAGGCTGACACTTCACGCTGGCCCCTGCGTAAAGCACCCACGTTAGCGATAATTTTGACACCAATATTCTAAATGTTCTTCGTGTTCTTTTTGACAATATTCTGCTATTTATTTTGGTGTCATTTTGTTAAGGTTTAAAGGTTCTTATATAATAATCTTTACAAGTTTGTTCGGCTATTGGAATATCTTGACCTCCATCCCAATACGCTTCCTCTATCTGCTCACGTTCCATTTGTAGGGCTTGTTGAAACTTTGCATGAAATTCTAAAGCTAATCTAATTGGTATAATTAAATATATGTCAGGCATATTATGTTGCAGCCATTCAACCGCAGTTTGTTTCTTTTCCATAGGTTATAAGTTTTGTACATACCCCGCAATAGCTAGGCATATTGTAATTGCAATAATTGCTTTGATTGGCTTAATGTCTTTCATTATCTTCTAGGTTTAGCTTTTAACATTACCAGTATTATAGCTGTTTGGATTGCTTTGGTTTGTGATTTGCGTTTAGGCATGGTTATTTGGTTTAGGGTTCAAATATACAAATAGTTTATTGAAATAAAAAATTATTTTTTCTTAATTATTTTATGTAATATTGCTTTATGAAAATATACATTAGAGATTCTTACAAGGATAACCATTGCGTTTGCTATGCAATAATATTTGATACTGGCTATTTTTATATTGGTGCTACTACTATGTTTAAGGAGAGAACTAGTATGCACGTTCAAGCTATTAAAAAAAGACCAAAAGATTATTTAATAGGCATAGAGCATAATCCTAAAGAGTGTGAAATTATAAAATTAGTTTTATGCCATGATAAAGAATTAGTATTTAAAAGAGAAATTGCTTTGCTTTCTTATTACGCAGATGACCCTAAATTAATTAACAAGAAAACAATAAACAAGTTTATAAGGTCAAACATTTTTGAAATCAATAAATATAAAAACAAGTAAAATGGAAAAATTAAAAAACTACATCAAGTCTGAAAAAGTATTTAACGTACAAGCTATATGCAAAAAGGCTAATATTGACCGTTTGCATATGCACAGATTCTTAAACGACCAAAAAGAATTAAAGGATTCAGAGGTAAAATCTTTAACAAAAGTTATGAGTAAGTACGGTTTTAAACAATCTGAAAAAATATTTTCATAAATATTTGGTAGTTTGAAATATTTATTTCAACTTTACTCCATAATCAAAAACCAAAAACCATGAACACGACTATTTCAAAAAAAGGCGAATCCGTAAAAATCAAAGGGCAATTTTATGTAACTTACTCGGCGGAAAGGTTTGGCAAAACTTACACCACCGTTCATCTTAACCCGATTTCTAATGAATCTGAAATATCGGCAGATGAACTAAACGAATCCTGGAAATTAAAGTATAAAGGCTTATGCCCGTTCAACGGGGATTCTAATTTTCAGGTATTAAAAATCCAAAAAAGAACTCAATTTTAACAACCAAACAACCCAACAAACATGACAAATTCACAAATTCAATTACACCAACAAGCCTTACACGTTCTTAACCTTATTGAAGAAAACAACACGCAAATCGCAAAAATGTACGATAAATGCGTAGAAATTGAGAAATGCCCGAACACAGACCCGTCATTTAAGAAAATGTTTATAGAGCAGTTTCACGACATGATTCGCTCAACTCGTGCAACCAAAGTAAACAATGCGGCTACTTACGCCGAAATAATGGCAAAGCTAGTCAAACCAGCAATGGATAGAACTTTACAAAATCAATAAACCTTTAAACAATGGCAATCAAAGTAACGTTGGGCGCAACTGAAAATACGCAGCAAAAGAAACCGTTTCCGAAGTTGATGAAACAAGTTGACGGCGATATATTAATTTATGTACTAACTCCGCCAAATGAAAAAGGCGAATGCGCGGTTGTTTATTTGAATAGATATATGGAAAACCCATACAGGAAAACGTTTTTATTAAACGGCGTTTCAAGATACACCGACTACAACGAACCAATCACAATTCAAAACCTTTAAACACAAAACAATGCAATTACAGAAAGCAACAAGAAAGAAAGTTAAGTTAAGGCTAGGGTTATCAGCCGTTAGTGGTGGCGGTAAAACGTATTCTTCTTTATTATTAGCTAAAGGATTGGTAGGCGACTTGTCTAAAGTAGCCGTTATTGATACCGAAAACAATAGCGCATCGCTTTATAGCCACTTGGGAGATTTCAATACCATTGAATTAACTTCTCCTTACACCCCTGAAAGATACATTCAAGCAATTAAAACTTGCGAGGATGCGGGAATGGAGTGTATTATTATTGATTCCATTACTCACGAATGGGATGGTAAAGGCGGTATGCTTGAAATACATAGCAGCATGACGGGCAATAGCTTTACCAATTGGAGTAGTTTAACGCCACGCCACCAAAAGTTTATTGATTCAATATTGCACAGTAAATGCCATGTAATTACTACCGTAAGGCGTAAGCAAGATTATGAGTTAAGCACTAACGATAAGGGCAAGATTACGCCTACAAAGGTTGGGTTAAAAGAAGTTACTAGAGAGGGGTTTGAATACGAATTAACGGTTAACTTTAACTTAGATGAAAAGCATAATTGCACCGCATCTAAAGACCGTACTGGAATGTTTATGGATGCTCCAATATTTAAGATAACCGAAGAAACGGGGCAAATGATACGCAACTGGTGCGAGAATGGCATTGAACCTGAAAAGCCATTAACCGTTATGGAGTACATTGCTAACATTAATGCAGTAGATGATTATGAAGTACTAAAAGCATTGTACAAGTCGTTGCCTACCAATACGCAAAAAGACCCTGCAATCATCTTAGCTGTTAATACTAAAAAAGCAGAACTACGTGAAACTACCAAATAACGACCACGCCCTAAATCAACACGCAGCCGAACACTATCCTGCTTCATCTAGCGGCGGGGTAGGTTCGTTTTGGAAAGAGAAACAAGCTGAAAGATTAGCCGAAGAAAAGTGGTGGGCTAGTTTAAGCCAAGAGAGGAAAAAGGCTATCTTGGATATGGAGCAAAGGAATGATGAATATTATTTACATAAATAAATTTAAACAATGAAAAGAGAAATAAAGTTTAAGCTGTATAATAAGCACGTTAATCGTCAAGTTTCAGCCCCAGCTTGTTACTACATGTCAGTTAACGATGACGGGAGTATGGCTGTTATGAACAATATAGCTGTTTGCCAATTCACTGGCTTAACCGATAAGAACGGCAAAGAGATTTATGAGGGGGATGTATTATCTGTAGATAACTACAAAGTATTAATAAAGTTTATTGGGGGTCAATTTGTTGGGTATAATTCTAATTACGCAATAACCGAAACTCAAAATAGAAATTGGTTGCAATGGACTGTTATCGGAAACATTTACGAAAACCCAGAACTCCTATGACCCCAAAAGAAGCTATCTCTTGGCTAGTTGACACAAACCTAGAACTTGCAAGGCAGTACCGTTGCGCAATAGAGCGTGAAATTTGGCACGTAAACCGCATATACAATAACAAGTTAAGCGAAGAGGTTAAAAGGCTGCTAAAGCAAAGTATAAAGGAAATACAAATACCTACTTACCCAAAGCCGCCTTGTAGGGAAGCAGTTGCTGCGGTATTTAACAAAGTGCCAAAGATAAATTTTTTACTAATAAGGGCGGAATATCTGAATACGATTGACAGCCTTTGATAACATTTGCAGCGTGGCGGAATAGTCATGGCGCTGGGATAAAAACTGGGGCCGCAGACTTTGGTAGACGCACGAGGGAGCAACGGTAGTAACTCACAACTAGGAGTGATGCTTGAGGGTCGTTACTACAAATGCAGGTTCGAATCCTGCCGCTGCAACTTAAACAAATCGGCTCTGTATAAACCGACCTTTACTATGAGTACACTTTACAATGGCAGCATCTGCCTAAGCGACATTCCAAAAGAAAAGATCACCACTTCTGAAAAGAATGGTAAGAAGTATTTAAACTTTAATCTTTGGGTAAATGATGAAAAGGACCAATACGGCAATATTGGTTCAATCAATGTAAGTCAGTCAAAAGAAGAACGTGAAAGCGGAGCGAAGAAAGTTTACTTCGGCAATATTAAGCCAGTAGAACGTAACGCTGCACAACCGCAAACGGCCGCACCGAGTAATGAACCCGCTCCAGTAGATGACCTACCCTTTTGATCTAACCTAACAACCGAGTAGAGGCGGTTAATCCTCTACACCTTTTAACATGAAACACTACACCACAACCCCAACAGAATATTTACGCCGCAAGAATAACCTAACGCAAACCACCTACATTAGGCGCAACGGTACTGGATTCTACCTTATCAACGGCGAAGAAATACCCGCCGAAGAATGGGAAGAAGCGAACAAGCTACCGTTATCTTTGGTATTAGGTAAGGGAAACCCGTCAAAAAAGCAATCATGGCAGTATTAAATAAATATATTAGTTTTAGCGGCGGCGTAGAATCAACTACCATGTGCATACTTTACGGTTCAAATGCTAAAGCTATTTGGGCAGACACTGGTTCAGAGCATAAACTAATGTATCAACGGATTGAAAAAGTTGAATCAGAAATAAGAAAAATACATCCGCGTTTTGAAATAATTAAGTTAAAGGCTGAGGCAAAATACAAGGGAGAAGTTTACGATAATTTAGAAAAGTTAACTATTGCTCAAAAGTTTATGCCATCAAATCAGGCTAGGTTTTGCACACGCTTGTTTAAAATTGAACCAATAGATAGATATTTAAGCGAACAAGAAGAATGCGAATTGATGATAGGATTAAATGCGGATGAAGAAAACAGTAGAGTGGGTAATTGGGGATTGCAATCAAACGTTAAATACACATACCCATTAATAGATGATGGGTTGACTAGGGATGATTGCGAGGCAATATTAAATGAGCATTGCTTACACCCAAATATGCCCGTCTACATGAGTAGAGGCGGCTGTAGGATGTGCTTCTTTAAAAGTAAAAAAGAGTATAAAGCAATGTATTTTTTAGCCAATGATGAATTTAATGAAGTTATGGCGTTTGAAAATGCTATTCAAGATAAAAGGCAAAAGTTTTATTCTATTATGGGCAACGGCATATCTTTAGAACAATTATCAATAGAATGCGAGAGAGAGCGTTCTTTTATGGGTAGTAACGATTGGAAAGAATTATATAAATCACTTAAAAAAGAAACGTCTTGTGGTGCGTTTTGCCACAGATAATATTATGAACATACTAGAATACCGCTCCGCCCTCGCGCACTTTGAACAAGTGACACGGCAATATATTGAACAGTCAAACGATGATAGTAAGATAGTAGAGTTATTTCGCTTCTTTGTTTGGGATGCGTTTAAAGTTGACCCTATGTTTAAAACAGACGGTAAAGACACAATCAGACGGTCAGAGGCAAAGCATTGCCTTCGCGCTATGTTGGCGAATTATACTAATCTAAGTAAAAATACAATAGGCAAGATGACTTGTGTTAAAGACCATTCGGCAGTTAGCACATCTATTCAAAGGCATTACCAGTTGCTAAGTTCGGAAGCTTATGCAGCTAAAGCGGAAATAGTAGAAAATAAAGTAAAGAACTACATAAACAATTAATACATGAATGACCATGATAAAATAAGAAAGGCAATGATAGCTTTAAGGCAATCATATGAATTACTTGCAGAACTATTGCCTAAAGAAAAAGGGGCGGAAGTAAAGCCAGTACTTGATAACGACGAAACTGTTAATAAAATTAGGCAAATAGTAACTGATGTATTTTCAGTTGACCCACTAATTAAAAGCCGAAAAGAAGATGTAGTTATTACCCGTCATGCTTACCGCTTCCTGCTTAGATTTATTACTAATAAAACCTACAAATCAATCGGAGTGCTAACAAACGATATAGATCATCATGGCGTTATCAATAGTGTTAACATATGCAAACAGATGATGGAAAACTATCCGTGGTATATGAGATTAATGCATGAATGCAAGAAAAGATTGAAAACTGAAATAGAATTAGCTGAAAAAGAAAAAGGAATCAACTTTTAACATATACTTACTAAATGAATCAAAACAAACCCCTCCGCGCCTGGCGATTATTACAGCGCATCAATCCGATGATACGCAAAGTTGATAAGCGTATTTACAAGTATGGCCTGATTAAAGACATAAAGCGGTTGGATGATTTGTTTAAAAGGAGAGAGATAATCAGAAAATTTTTGTAGATTTGTAACCGATGCGTAGCGGCATCATTAGAAACTTTTTGACCCCAAAGAATTGGAGTGCGCCCGCTACCGCCTCTAATTCCGAGGGGTTTTTAAATTATGGTTTTAAGAGAATACCAACAAAAATTGACACATAATTTAGCCGTCAAATTATCGCAAGGTAAACGAAAGATTATTGCGCAACTTGCAACTGGCGGCGGCAAAACAATTTCCTTTTCTGCCATTGCTAAAAGATTTACGGACAAATCAAAAAAGTCTGTATTGATTTTAGTACATAGAAAAGAACTACTGCAGCAAACAAGGCGAACACTTTACAAGGCTTACCAATTAGATTGTCAAATTATTATTGCAGGAATGAAGCACGTTCCTTCTGCAGATGTTTACGTTGGTATGGTTGAAACGGTTAACCGTAGAATTGACAGACTGCATAACGTAGGGTTGGTAATTATTGACGAATGTCATATTGCTAATTTTAACAAAATACACGAACATTTTAAAGATGCTTTTTTTATTGGATTTACCGCTACTCCTTTGGCAGCATCAAAAGAAAAGCCCTTAAATCAATTTTATGATGATATTGTATGCGGAATAGATATACCCGAACTTATCCAAATGGGTAGCCTTTGCCCTAACCAAACATTTGCCGCAAGGGATAGCGTAGATCGTTCTTCATTGAAAATGAAAGGCGGCGATTTTGATAGCGGGTTAATGGGTATTGAATTTAGCAAACAACAACATGTTAATAATACTGTTAAAATTTACAAAGAGAAAGCAGACGGAACAAAGGCAATAGTATTTAATTCAACAGTTGAACACTCTTTAAAAGTTGCAGAGGCTTTTATTGCTGCAGGTTACAACTGCATACACTTTGATGGCATGACAGAATCAAAAGAAAGAGCGCAAGTTTTAGAATGGTTTGAGAGAACTGCAGGGGCAATCCTTTGCAACGTTGGTATAGCTACAACGGGTTTTGATGAACCGACTATTGAAACGGTTATTGTTAATCGTTCTACTATGTCAATGCCTTTATGGCTACAAATGACTGGCAGGGGCAGCAGACGGACAGACTATAAAAAAATGTTTACTATAATTGATATGGGTGGCAATGCTATTACGCATGGGGATTGGTGCGATACAAGGGATTGGGAGCAAATATTTAGAAACCCTCCAAAGAAAGGCAAAGAGGGCGTTGCCCCTGCAAAGAATTGCCCCGAATGCGATAGCATACTTTCTGCATCTGCAACTACTTGCAAGTTTTGTGGTTTTATATTTCCGCCACCAAAGCAAAAAGTTGAAGAAGAATTAGGGGAATTTATCCTATTTACTAAAAATATGGATGTGCTAAAAATGATTGAACACGCGAAGTTGCAAGGGCATAAAGAATATGCTTCATTTTTTGCAATAGCGAACCAGGCGGCGCAGGAACTTAAATACACAAAAACAAAATTAACCGAAGAAAGGTTTAATTTTAGCCTCCAACTAATTTACGACAAAGCTAAAGAATGGTGCAGAAATGCGCCAACAGAAAAGGCGAAACGCTTAGATGAATGGCACAAACAAACAATTAAAAAAACTTTTATAACTGAACTTCAAAAACTATACCCAACATGGCAACCACCTCAATAAGCATTTACGACAACATTCATCAAAGTAACGGCGGTAAAACAATACCTATTGACATATTCCTAACCGACATAAAGGACGGCAAATGGCAGGATCAAGTGTTAAAGGTTAGAACTATCCACGACCACGACCAAAGGCAAAATGAAAAAAAGAAAATGCCTTACGTAACTATTTCAGGTTACTTTGGTAGCGAACGCAAAGCGGATAAGCTATCAAAGCATACTGGATTTATTGGGATGGATATTGATAACATTGGTTCTGAGTTAAATGGAACTAAAGTACTCCTATCTAAAGACCCGTACATTTACTCAATATTTATGAGCGTAAGCGGTACAGGCTTATGTGTAATATTTAAAATAGACCCCGAACGCCACAGCGATGCTTTTTTAGGCATTGCAGATTATTTGTTAAAGAACTATCAAATTGTTGTAGACCCTAGCGGCAAAGATGTTAGCCGAGCAAGGTTTGTAAGCTATGACCCAGATTTATATTTAAATGAATCTGCAGTAACATTTAAAAAGTATTTACCAAAGCCGAAGAAAAGAAAAATAGTTTCTACCATTTTTGTAAAGTCTGAGTTTGACGAAGTTGTGAATGAAATGGTAAAAAATAACGTTAGCTGCGTTGATGATTATCGGGATTGGTTAGCAATCGGTTTTGGGTTGGCAGACCATTTTGGCGAAGCGGGGCGGTCATATTATCATCAGCTTTCATCCTGCAGCGATAAGTACGAGCAATCGGTTTGCGATAGGCAGTACACGCATTGCCTTAGGCAAAATACGGGAACAGGTAAAGTAACTATTGCAACTATTTATTGGTTTGCTAAACAAGCAGGTATTAATACTTACAGCGAGAAAACAAAAAAGATAGCTGCAGTCACTTCAACACAAAAGAAAGCGGGTTTATCTGCAGAACAAATCGCAAACAATTTAGAAAAGTTTGAGGGTATCGCAAAGCAGGAGGCGGACGATATTATACGACAAGCATTTTCATCAAACGTAAGTTTTAGCGCAAACGAAAACATAGTTGATAATATTAGAGCATACTTAAGGCATACGCACGATTTAAAGAGAAACGTAATTACACGCAAAATTGAGGACGGCGGAAAAATATTAGAAGAGATTGATTTTAACACAATGTTTTTGGATGCAAAGGTTTTGTTTGAAGAATTGACTTTTGATTTATTTATGAAAATTATATTTTCTGCCAACACGCCGAATTATAACCCTCTTTCAGAATGGTTTGAGAATAATAAATCGGATAGTACTGGACATATTGAGCAGTTTTTTAGCGCATTTAAAACAAATGATGATATACAATACTTTGGTAAAAAATGGCTTGTTTCGCTTATTTCTTCCATACATGGCATACATAGCCCATTAATGTTAATACTTGCAGGGGAAAGGCAGGGAACGGGCAAAACAGAAGCCTTTAGGCGGATGCTTCCTGCAGAACTTAGAGCGTATTACGCCGAATCAAAGTTGGACGCAGGAAAGGATGATGAAATACTTATGACTCAAAAGTTAATTATTATGGATGACGAAATGGGCGGTAAGTCAAAAAAGGAAAGTAAGCGTCTAAAGGAACTAACATCAAAGCAAACTTTCACGTTACGTGAACCATACGGCAAAATGAACGTAGACCTTAACAGATTAGCAGTGCTTTGCGGAACAACAAATGATCTTGAGATACTAAATGACCCGACTGGAAACCGTAGGCTTTTACCGATTCAGATTGAATCAATAGATTTTGAAGTTTATAATTCGGTTGATAAGCGATTAATGCTTATTGAAGCATATAATTTGTGGAAAGATGGATTTAATTGGCAAGTGAATCGTGAAGATGTGAATAGAATGCAATTAGAGCACTCAAAATTTGAGGAATACAGTAAAGAGTATGAATTAATACAAAAGTACTTTAAGGTGCCTGAATCACATTTTATTAGCGAATTTACCGCATCGGATATACAAGTAAAGATCGAACAAGCAACCGGACAAAGATTAATTTTAAAGCGTATTGGCGCAGAATTAAAGCGAATGGGCTTTAATCAAATGTTAAAAAAGGTTAACGGTAAAACAGTAAGGCTTTACGAAGTTGAAGAAATTAGCCATTTGCACGTGCCTAAAATTGAAGAACCTATGCCTTTTTAGGTTACAGAAGTTACAGATGGTTACAGATAAAATAATATATATCTGTAACCTTTAATATGATAGACTAGTATTGATTCTTATTTAATATTATTACTATGGTTACAGAAGTTACAGATATTTTATATAGGTTTATAGAGATTAATAATAATATACATAATACGCACATTATTATTTTATTTCTAGTATAGTTAGAAAAAACGCTTTTTATCTGTGTATCTGTAACCGATACCATGAAAGGCTTATAAACATTGAATTATTAAAAGTTACAGATATATGAAAGTTACAGATAAAATTGAAAGCGAAGATAAAATTCACGCAGATTGTACCACTTGGGCGCATAATACGTACCCTGAATTTCGTTTAAATTGGTGGCACGTTCCAAATGGAGGAAGTAGGAGCAAAATAGAGGCACGTAAAATGAAAACGATGGGGGTAACTGCAGGAGTATGGGATTTACATTGCTTCTACAAAGGAGTGTTTAGTATAATTGAGTTTAAGACTTCAGCCGGTAATTATAGCGAACCGCAAATAAAATGGGGAAAGTGCATGAAAGTAAACGGGGCTAAACTATATTTGTGCCGATCGCTGCAGGACTTTCAAAAAGTATTCTCCGAAATATTTAATATAAAATAACTCAACATGAAACAATGCACCAAATGCAAACAGACAAAACATATACCCAAATAGAAACGTTAAATTTTTCTTAAAGTACTTATGACTAAGAAAATAGTTGTAAATTAGCAAACGTGAGTGCAAACGCAATAATCAATTCCTACTATACCGCAACATGGCTAACGGATGCTTTGTCAAAGATGCACCCCGAAGATTTGAGAGAAGATTTAAAGCAAGAAGTTTTTTTAGTAGTATTAGAAAAAGGACAAGATTGGATTATTGACGCTCACGAGAAAGGTTTTTTAAAATGGTTTATCGTTCGCGTTATGCTTAACTTGATTAAGTCGGACAGTTCAAAGTTCTGGTATATGTTTAGAAACTTCGTACCGACTGATGGGCATGAAAAACTATTTAGCGGCTTTTTTGATCCTGATGAAGAACAACCACCAGAACCACCTGAGTTAAACCTTGATGAAGTATTTGGAACGACTAGAGAGGGGCTTTACGAAAGAGATATGCTTTATCACTACGTTTTTACTTTTAACTCAAATGCCCTTAAACTTTCACAAGCTACACAGATACCATACAAAACAGTAACACGAACACTACAAATAGCAAAACAACGATGCAAGAATTACTTAATGCAGCAGCAGCCACCACAACCGCAATCTACCTAATTGTATTTGCAAATTGGCACAATATGCTTAGAATCAATTTTAAGCCATTTAATTGCGCTTTATGCCTTTCAGTGTGGGTTTATATTCTTTTTTATTTTTTGCCTCCATATGTGTCTCTAAATGCATTCTACGCATGTTTAGCAGGTTGTAGTGCAGCAATCATACAAAAATTACTCCAAAAATGGCAATAACCGAACAAGATAGACAAGTCTTAATTGCTAACGAGCATCACATGACAACGGCAAAAGATGGATGGGTGCAGCAGGTTTATGATTTAACTAAGTTGCATGAAATCTATGAGCGAAATGTTGCTCACTATCCACTAACCACATGGTGCCCATCTTGTGTTATTAATTTTATGCAAAGGTTGGGTGCTTGGTGGGATGGGGTGAAGTTGGAATCAGAACTTAGAAGATGCCCTAATGTAAGTCATGTTGAATTGTGTACTTGCAAAAATGAGTCTGAATGCGGTGTAAAAAAAGCATTAATAGAACAGCCAAGTATCGTGGTATCTAACCAATCACAAACCAAACAGAAACGCCGCAAATGAACATACTAGCATTATCGTCAACAACCTCAGGTGTAGGGTATCACCGTATTATAATGCCGCTTACCTACATGATGCAGGATAAGCCAAATGATTCTGTATTAATTACTAATATCATTGACGAAGAAACACTAAGCCGTAAACATTGGGACGTGGTTGTAATGAATCGGAGTGTATCGTTTCCTGCAGAACGAATGGTTAAGCTGCGTGAGAAGTACGGTTTTAAATTAGTAGTTGATAACGATGACCATTGGGTTTTAGATCCGCATCATAATCTTGCAGACCATTACGCCGAAAGCAAAATAGCCGAACAGATTATAAGCTACATTGAAATAGCTGATATTTGTACAGTAACGCATGAAAGATTAGCAGCTGAGGTTTACAAGCATAACAAGAATGTTTATATCTTGCCAAACGGATTGCCTTATGGCGATGGTCAATTCTCGGCGCATAAGCAACCAAGTGAAAGAGTAAGATTGTTTTGGTCTGGTAGTGATACTCACGCTCAAGATATATCAATACTTAGAAACCCAATGAATCGCGTATGGTCCGACTTTGATTTGAGGTGCAAGGTTAAAACAGTTATGGCAGGATATAGTGAACGTTCAAAACCAGTTTGGGACGTAATGGCATCTGCTTTTACTCAAGCATTAAGGTTTGAGTCAACCATTTACCAAATGTCAATGCCTGACAGATATATGGCAGCTTATTGTGATTCGGATATATCTGTTATACCTTTACTCAATACTAGGTTTAACTCAATGAAATCAAACCTGAAAGTATTAGAGGCTGCAACTAAACGTAATCCAGTCGTTGTTAGTATGGTTGACCCGTATTTAGATATGCCCGTTTGTTATGTACGTACACAGCAGTATTGGTACAGATGGATAAAAGAGTTGGTAAACGATGCGGCTATGCGTGAGGAGAAAGGCAATGAGTTGTATGAGTTCTGCAATAAACATTTTAACATAAACACGATAAACAAAAAAAGATATGCCATTTACTCAAAATAGCCAATACATAAAAGTAGGCAGTTCGTATATCCATCCTACTGCTGTTATTTACCCAAATGTAACGATAGGCGAAAACTGTTACATTGGAGCATACTGTATTATAGGCGCACCTGCGGAGTGGAAAGGGAGGGAACATGAGAGTAAAGGGGTAATAATTGGGAATAATGTTAGAATAACGGGGCATGTTACTATTGATAGTGGAGTTGATAAGCCTACTGTTATACATGATTGGTGTTATATTATGAAAGGGGTTCATATTGGACATGATTCAATTATTAGAAAGAATGTAACATTATCATGTCACGCTTTGATTGGAGGTCATAGTATTATTAATCATGATGTTAATATTGGACTAGGAGCAATACTTCATCAAAAAATTATAGTTCCTTATGGCTGCATGATCGGAATGGGAACAGTAGTTACTAAAAAAACCGAAATGCAACCTAATTCAAAATACGTTGGTAATCCTGCGAGATACCTTGCACCAAACATTAAACCATGACAAAGGAAACAGAAACTTTGCTTGACAATATGATTATAAAAGCAAATAAAAATATGTTAAAACCTGCTGCTTTTTATATGCACCATAATACTAAAGAGGATAAAAAGATACCAGACTCTTTCAAAGGTGTTGATGTATTTGTAAGTGGCTTAATGCCTATTGATTCAATTTACTTAACAGAACAAACTTGTTTATGGGAGTAACAATCATTCTTTTAGACTACTTACGCCACGAACACACGCAGCGTGTTAAAGATGTTAACCTTAACAATGCAGGCCATCCGTTTGAATTAGTTACAATAGACAAACAAGGTATATCAGCAGCCATTAACGAGGGTATTGCACAAGCAACAGGAGATGTAGTTACTATGGCAAACGATATACTAATGCCAGATAATTGGTTGTTTAACTTTGTTCGCTACCGTTCACAGATACCTAATTCAGCTATGATAGGTATTCATACGGTTGAAGGCTTACCAGCACCAAGTGAAGTTAATAGTTTAAAGATATGGCCGTGCTGCCCATTCGGCAATGTGCTAATAACACGCGAGGCTATAGATAAGGTAGGATACTTCAATCTTGACCTTGATCCGTACAGCGTAAACGATAGAGATTATTGGCTAAGATGCGAACTTGCAGGAATGTTAAGTTACTACATTCCAGGTACAGCCGAACACATTGGGCATGACGTAGGAGAAAAAACAGACTACCGATTAATGAAAGATAAAAGCCTAAATGAGAAGTGGCGTAAGGGGGAGCAATGGTTTGAATACTATAAAAATACGGGCAATATCTATTTAGGATATAAACAAGATTAGATTATGAGAAGAAAGTTAGAACCGCCAAAAGGCGTACCAACTAAAGGAATAGGTTTAAAAGGAGAGGATAAACCTAATACTTCGCCAACCAAACAGCATTATGTTGGCGTTAATCAATTAATTGATTTGTTTTATGAATATTGCGAAGATGTTAAAGCAAACCCAATACTTGAGGAAGACTATGTAGGCGGGGCAGGAATAAAGGTTGAAAAGAAAAAACAAAGACCATACACCAAACAAGGCTTTTTCGTGTTTGTAAAGCATAGAACTGGGTTTAATGTATCTCACTATTTTAAGCCATCGCAGCAAAATGATTACTCAGCCTACAAAGATGTTATTGAAGAAATTGAGCTAACAATAGCAGATAATCAAATTAGCGGTGGCATGGTTGGGATATTTAATGCTCGTATGTCTTCTCTTATGCAAGGATTGGTTGAAAAGACCGAAAACAAGAACGATAATAAAATTACCGTAACAGTAGAATATGCCGACAGAAGTAAAGGTAGTATTGAATAAACCACATGCAGGGCAGCAAAAGGTCTTAGATGAAGCACAGCGTTTTAACGTGCTTTGTTGCGGTAGACGATTTGGGAAGTCCGCTTTAGCTGTAAACCTACTAAGCGAAACAGCGTTAGACGGTTTTCCTGCGGGGTACTTTGCGCCTACGTATAAACTTTTAGACGGCACGTATAACGAATGTTTACACGCTTTAGAGCCTATTGTTAAACGTAAAAACGAGCATCAGTTTATTGAACTATTGAACGGAGGGCGCATTGAGTTTTGGTCGCTTGAGAATGAGTTGGCAGGTCGTTCACGAAAGTATAAACGTACCATTTTAGACGAGGTTGCTTTCGCAAAGTCATTGTACAAACTTTGGACTGAATCAATACGTGCAACCTTATCAGATATGAAAGGTGACGCTTGGTTTATGTCTACGCCAAAGGGTAAGAATGATTTTCATAAGCTATTTATGCGAGGCGTTATGGAACACCCTAATTGGCAGTCATGGCAAATGTCAACCTACACTAACCCGTTTATTGACCCTAGCGAGATTGATGATGCAAAAGCAGATTTGCCTGAGTTGGCTTTCTCTCAGGAGTACATGGCTGAGTTTAACGATAATGTGGCTAATCCATTTGGTACGGCTTACATCGCTCAATGTACGTTTCCGATGTCAACACTTCCCGCCGTATGTTACGGGGTTGACCTCGCTAAGTCTTTTGACTTTAGCGTTATTGCTGGCTTAGATAAACACGGCAGCGTATGTTATTTAGACCGTTGGCAGTCCGACTGGAGAACGACAAAGGAAAAGATATTGAGATTACCACAAGCAGCTATTGCAATAGATAGTACGGGAGTAGGTGACCCGATAGGCGAAGACTTGCAAAGGGTAAGGGGTAATATTGAAGCGTTTAAGTTTACGGCTGCATCAAAGCAGCAATTAATGGAGGGGTTAGCCGTTGCAATACAAAGCAGAATTATAACATTTCCTGAGGGAGTTATTACCGAAGAATTAAATAACTTTGAGTATATTTACACACGTACTGGAGTCCGTTATTCTGCACCCACTGGCTTACATGATGACGTGGTATGTGCTTTGGCTTTGGCGTGGAAGAAGTATCAGGAAGTTGGTAAAGGGGCGGGGCAGTATTCGTTTGCGTAATTAAAACCTAAAAATATGTTTCAAAGTAAAAAAATAAAACACTTAGAAAAAGAAATTGAGTTTTTGAATGATAGGATTTGGGCTTTAGAGAACCCGCCTAAATTTAAAAAAGGAGATAAGCTTTATTATAAAAACGGAAATGATGTTTGGGTAAATGAACTAGTTGTCGTAAGTATTCAAAAAGATAATAAATATATATTAGGCTCAAAGTGTAAGGTATGGGGGTATAAGCTTTATAATAATTTAAATAATGACATTAATTGGATAGACGAAGATAATTTAATACTAACTACTGATGTGGAACAAACTAACAATACAACAAGCGCAAGAGATTGATAAGCTAAGACGCAACGTATCTAAAGAAGATACTGAAATTGATATTGAAACGAAGCTACTATCAATTATCTTAAACAAGCAGCAATCCGAAATTGACAGTTTAGGATGGCAGGAGTATTTAGACCAACGGGCAGCTTTGAAGTTTTTAGAGCAAGAGCCTGAGGGTTCGCCTATTCAGTACGTTACTATTGGCAAACGTAAGTACCGTTTTGTTTACGATATTAGACAAATGCCATTCGCTAGGTACATTGAAAGCAAAACCTTTGCTAAAGATTTTATTGGCAACTTGCATAAGTTAGCCGCCTCAATGGTTATACCGCAGCACAAAACGTGGTACGGCAAATGGAAAGATGCAAAATACGACGCAGCAAAGCATATTGAATATTCTACCGATATGCTTCAAGCACCGTTTGAGGCTGTTTACGGATCAGCGGTTTTTTTTTATCATCTATACAAGAATTGGATAATAGCTTCAAAGGATTATATGATAGCCGAACAAGTGAAGAGGGGAAAGAGTCAGGAAGAAGCAGAAAAGCTGGTGAACGATTTATGCAGCAGTTTGGATGGCATTACACGGCTGAGGAAATTGCGCAATATCTCAGAATTAGTCTAGAATCTGTATTTGAATTGCCAACTATTGAGGCTATTAACGCAATGAGTTATTTAAAAGGAAAATCAAAATATTTACAAGAATTACAAAGAAATGCTTAAATTTGTCACTTCTTCATAATGGCAATTTTGAATGAATCATGTTTAACAGGTTTACCCGCTACGTTTCTACGTTTGGCGGGTTTTTTATACCCGCGCCTAGAATCCCAACTTTTCTATTTAATGTATGGCTATTACGGCAAATCAGGTAAAGTTTTTAAAGGATAATCTTCTAAGCAAGTTAGGGAGTGAACGCTCTAATAACAAGCTACCCATAGTTGAACAGATATTGGCAGATTACGCCAAAGAGTTCATAGATACCGCCAATGCTAACGCCGATAAAGCAGGGTTAACTTACAAGGGTACAATACAGACCGATTTAACATTCAGGGTGACACAGAACGGCAGAAGTTACGAAATAGCCATTGGCTACCCATTAGACAGCCCTGCTGCTGAATATTACGACTTTCAAAACAAAGGGGTTGCAGGAGTTGGGAAGTCTATTGCTTCGCCTTATTCGTTTAAGACCATGTACCCGTCGCGCAAAATGGTATCAGCTATTGAAGAATGGGTAAGATTTAATGGCATATCAAATAGAGCCGAAGACCAAACACGTAACCTATCCGCACTACAAACTAAGCGTAAACGACTAAGCGATACGCAAGAAACAGCCTTTGTAATAGCAATGGGTATTAAGCGTAAGGGTATTAAACAAACGCTATACTTTGACAATGCAATAACATCAACTTTTAATAAAGACTTTGTGAACGTACTCAGCAAGGCATTAGCCGCCGATGTTTCACTAAAACTAATACAGACAAATGGCAATAACAATTAATTCAGTACCCGCTACTTTTGCGTCATTACACGATGATGCTTGGTTTGTTGTAAGTAGCGATAACGCAACTTCGGACAATTTTAAATACGTATTTGATGCTTACGTATCGGGTGAACTTACTAGTAGGGTTAAGGTAGTGCCGTCGCCATCTGCTGAGGGTAGTTATGGCATTTACAATTCAGCCCCTATCATTCGCAACTACATGAGCAACTACTTTAAACCAGTTGAGGGTAGTGTATTGCAGCATAGTTCGGATGAAATAAGGATTGAGTACGATATACGTTTTGGTGAGGAGGTATCGGGCGTTTTGACTACTAACCTAGCATCAGGAACCTACAAGGGATACAACTACTATTCGCCATTGTTCTTTGATGGCATATTACTATTAGGTGGCGGCGATGGTGACCTATTGCTTAGTGACCAATACGATAACTTACTTATTTCAAACTATGCAGATGACTGGTTGACAGAACGCAAGATAGATGAGATTGAACTAATTTTTGGTAAGCGGTTGTTTATATCGTTCTTAGCCAACGAAGTAACGGGCGGTAAGATTGAAGTCCAAAAGATAGACGGTAACGGCAATTTAGGTACAGCCGCAACGGGTGGCGATATTACCTTTACTGGTGAGTTTAACCTGTTTGAGTTCGGACAAGCGTCAATTAACGATTACTTGGGTTCGGAGTTTATTACAGAATCAGATTACGGTTATAAGGTGAGGTTAAATTATGACGGAATTTCATCAAACTGGATTGTAATCCGTCACGTATGCTACGATAGAAGCAACCCGGTTAACGTTCACTTCCTAAACCGTTTGGGCGGTTGGGATACATTTGGGTTCAACCTTATTAACAAGCGGCAAACGGAGTTTATTCGTAGGTCGTTTAGAAGATTACAGTATCAGCTATCAGGCGACCAAATGTCAAACAACGATGTTTACAACCGATACAATGAGGGTACAATAAACTTCAGTACAGAGCATCGGGATAATTACCGATTAATATCGGACTATGTACGTGAGGAAGATTATACATGGTTGGCTCAGTTAGTAGCTTCGCCTTTGGTTTACCTTGAGGTTAGAGGGGCTTATTTCCCTGTAACGGTTACGGAGAATAACTACGAGTATAAGACGGAGAAATCAGACCAACTGTTCAACCTTGAACTTACAATAGAAGTTTCCAAATATGTAAACAGCCAATACAGATAAGATGCGTACACGGTTATATTTAGAGGGTATTAACTTAGATTTATACGAGGACATAGATACCACGTTTACGTATGTTATTGACGATGTAAAAGAGTTTGGCAGCCGTAATACTTCATTTAGTAAAACGATAACTATTCCTGGGAACGCTACCAATAACAAAGCATTTGGGCATATATTTAATTTAGGTAGCGCCAACGACTACGATAGCGGTTCACCTAATATTGGTTATAACTTTAACGCTTCGGTTTCGGCTCGTTGTATTGTTTTTATAGATCAGGTGCAAGTGTTTAAGGGTTCACTAAGATTGCTTGAGATTGTAGATACCGCAGGGGAATTAGAGTACCAATGTTTTGTATTTGGCGAACTAGGTGGCTTTATCTTTGAGTTGGGTAACAGAAGATTGCAAGACCTAGACTTTAGCGACTATGATTTAGTGTACAGCGTTGCGAATATTAAAGCAAGTTGGGATGTCATTAACGGACAAGGTGTCGCATTCCCTTTAATTGATTACGGCAATGTGTCAACCAATAAAGAGGACTTCCAATACAAAGCGTTTAGACCTGCATTATACGTGAGGGATTATCTTGAGCGTATTATTTCAGGCACTACATACACGATTCAAAGTAACTTCTTTTTAACCGCTCTGTTTGACCGTTTGGCTATACCGCATAATCAGAAACGGTTAACCAAAAAGAACACAGCATTATTAGACAGAACGGCTGAAGTTCGCACCACTATAGACCCGCAGTTCTTTATTGAGTTTGAATCGGGAACATTAGGGGCTTTTACTTCAGGTACTAATATAACTTTTACGTATGCCGCAGCGCCATCTAGTTCGGATATTGAACTGTTTGTTGACGTTGACAGTACGGGATTCCCTGACCCGTTAGAAATAAAGTTGTTTAAAAATTCAACCGTTATTAATTCAGCAACAGCAACTACGGGAGGTACTTATAATCTGTCTATCAATTCGGTTGCGTTTAACACGGGCGATACTTTCCGCGTTCAAATTACGGGTAATACTAGAGGAGAAGATGTTACATACTCCGCTCAAATATCTGTAAGCAGCCAAACGCAAGTTGATACCGAAGTTGTATTGGGGGATACCATCGTTATAAACGACACGATACCAAAAGGTATATTTCAAAGGGATTTCTTTATATGGATACTAAAGATGTTCAACCTACTCGTTTACGAAAGCCAATTTGATGAAAAGACTATTATTATAAGCACCTTTGACGAGTTTAATAGCAACAATGCAAACACAGCGATTGATTGGACCGATAAGATAGACCGTTCACAGCCTATCCGTCAAATACCAATGAGTGAACTAAATGCGCGTTACTATCAATACAAGTTCAAAGAAGATAACGACTTTTACTCCGAAGAATACCGTAAGGCTTACAATGAGGGGTATGGAGATTTTATTTACGATACAGAGTTTGAGTTTAGCAAGGAAACAGATATTTTGGAGGTTGGTTTTGCCAATAGCGTATTGTACCAAAATGTCGGCACAACTAAAGTGTACCCCGCTATTTACAAATTATCGGGCAGTACTGAAACGCCAATGGATCACGTAATCCGTATTGTACAGCTTAAAAAGATTACGGGCATTGCGGCATGGGATATATTAGACAACTTAACCGTACTAGACAGCCCTACATCGTATCTCTATTGCGGTCACGTAGATGACCCTGATAATCCGACAAATGATATTTGTTTTGGAGCGCCGCAGTCGTTACAGTTTACGCCAACGGGAAGTTATCCTACAACTAACGTGTTCAATACGTTTCATTCAGGTTACATATCCGAAATAACAGATAAGGATAGCAAGTTGGTAGTGGCTTATGCCTATCTTAATACGGTTGATATAATGAACTTAGATTTCAGTAAGTTGATTTACGTAGACGGTGTACTGTTTAGATTAAACAAGATTAACGAGTATAATCCGACTGATTTAGGAACTACTCAAATACAATTACTAAAAGTGATAAACTTAATATAATGGCAGAAGAAATAGTAGGCGTTAAGGTCGTAGTAAACGGAGGCGAAGCCACAGCTAAAACAGTTGGCTCAATTAAAAAAGAACTTCGTGAAGCGCAACAAGCCGTAGTTGAATTATCGGCAAAGTTTGGTGCTACTTCTAAAGAGGCGATTGAAGCGGCTAAACGTGCAGGGGAATTAAAGGACGCCATTGGTGACGCTAAGGCATTAACGGATGCATTTAACCCCGATGCAAAGTTCAAAGCGTTCAGCGCATCTATTGCAGGGGTCGCTAGTGGTTTCGCTGCGGTGCAGGGTGCTATGGGGTTACTAGGTACGGAGTCCGAAGAAGTACAAAAGACTTTACTAAAGGTGCAGTCGGCTATGGCTATTTCTCAAGGCTTACAAGCCGTAGGGGAAAGCATAGATAGTTTTAAGCAATTAGGGGCGGTTATTCAACAATCAACCGTATTTTTAAAAGCTAATGAGGTTACAACAAAAATAGCAGCCGCTACTCAAAGATTGTTTGGTTTGTCGGTAGACGCAACATCAACATCGTTTAAGGTACTTAAAGGCGCTATTGCGGCAACGGGTATCGGTTTATTGGTTATCTTATTAGGTGAAGCGGTTGCAGCGTTTCAAAACTATACAAGTGCAGCCGAAGATGCAGCTAAGGCTCAGGAAGAGTTTAATAAAAAGACTGTTGAATATGCAGATGCTCAGTTAAAGGGTGAGTTAGAGATATTAGACAGAAAGCAAAAGGGATTGGTTTCTGAGGCTAAGGCAAGGGGTGCAAACGAGGCTGAAATATTTGAGATTGAACAAGCTGGTAGGCGTTTGAGATTGGATGCACTAAATCGCTATTACGAGCAAGTAAAAGGAGTTAACGATAAAGCAGAAACTGAGGTTATAAAGCAAATTAAAGATACTGAAACAGATATAACAGTTGCACAAAACGAAGAACGTGCAAGGCGCAGAAGTAAACAAATAGCCGACAATGAAGCAGCTTTTATTGAGCAACAAGAGGCGCTAAAGAAAAGCATTAACGCTCAGTATCAATTAGAACTTGACGCATACAATCAAAGAAAGGCGCTAAGGGATAGAGAACAAGCAGAGATAATTGATGCAAGTAAAACGCTGACCGAACAAAGGGCAGAGCAAAAGATTAAAGACGAAGAGCAAAGAAAAGCGGATGAAGAGGCTTTAGATAGAATGCGTGAAAGTCAATTAGGTAAAAGCATTGAGGCTCAGGTTGCCGCAAACGCTGCAAGATTAGCAAATGAAAAGCAAACATCTGATGCGAACATAGCCATTGCCACAGCCGAAGCAGAATCTAAACGTGTTCTACTTGAAACAACAGCCTCAGCGCTTACTAACCTTTCCATTGTGGCGGGGCGTGAAACAGTAGCGGGTAAAGCATTAGCTATTGCATCGTCTATTATTAACACTTATCAAGGCGCTACAAAGGCATTGGCTCAAGGTGGTATTGCCGGTCCGATTGCCGCAGCGGGTATTATTGCAGCGGGGTTAGCTTCGGTAAAGCAGATTGTATCGGTTAAAGTTCCAGGAGCATCAGGTGGCACTCCATCTGTATCAGCCCCGTCTTTAAATTCAGGCTCACCGTTAGCGCCTACAACCATTGCAGCTAATCAGGTTACACTAGACCAACGAAGCATTAACGCAATAGGCAATAAAGCAATAAGAGCGTATGTGGTTGAATCGGAAATATCCGCAGCGCAACAAAAGGTAAGGCGAATACAAAGGCAGACTACGTTTGGTTAGTCTGTAATATACTTGACTCTATGCGGAGTGCTTAATTTAACAAAGTTAGGCACTTTGTATTTTAATGTAGACTCCAATTCAGTTCTTAAATATTCGCCATCAGTTTTAATTCTTTCAAAGTCGATTATTAAAACGCCCTTACAATGCCCGTTAACTGCAACATTTCTTCTAATTCTATTTGCAATAACTTTAACAGGCTTGTTTATTCTTTTTACTAAACCTGATTCAAGCAAAAGTTTTCTTAACTGCGCTTTAATATCTAACTTAAGTTGTTTAGCTTCTTGAAGTTCTTGTATCATGTGTTAGGTTTTATAATTCAAATATACTAAACTTTTCTATTTGACCAACAAATTACGGGCAATCTATTTAAGTTATGGATTTGCCCGTTTTTTTATTAGACATATCTGAAGACCAACAAGCGGAAACCGAGGTTAATTACATAGCCTTAGTAGACAAACCCGCTATTAAAATGAATTGGACTGCGTTTAAGGAAGCGCCGCAACGATTTGCAATAGACGAAGAAAAGCGCATTGTATCGGGACCTTTAATGGTTGCGGATATGAAAATCTACCGTAAAGACGAAGAATTCGGAGAATATTGGGCGGTATTTACAGCCGATGCCATAGAAAAGATTGCACAGAAATTTTACCAAAAAGGATTTCAATCTAACGTGAATTTAATGCACGATGGAGGTATGCAAGTTGAGGGCGCTACCATGTTTGAATCGTGGATAGTGGATAGAGATAACGGTAAGATGCCGCTTAAAGGGTACGAAGATATTTCCAACGGGTCATGGTTCGGGTCGTTCAAAGTTGACAACGAATCAGTATGGCAGATGGTAAAAGACGGCTTAATTAAAGGATTTAGTGTGGAGGGAATGTTCCAATACAAGCCAAAGAAACAAGAAATGAGTGAAGAGCAGATACTTGAAAAGATTAAAAACTTATTGGCTCAAATTTCTATTTGACCATATTAACAAACAAATACTATTTAGATTATGACAGCGAAAGAAATTTTAAAAGGAATCAAGGCTTTATTTGCCGAAATGCCACAAGAACCAGCTCCATCTCCTGCGCCAGTTCAAGAACCCGTGCAAGTTGAGATGAAGGAATACTCTTTGGCTGATGGCACTATCGTAAAGTTAGATAAGCTAGAAATTGGCGGTATGGTTACCGTAAACGATTTACCTGCACCAATGGGCGAACATATGTTAGCCGATGGCACTAAGATTCAATTAGACGAAGCGGGTAAGATTGTTGAGATTGAAGCGGCTGAGCCAGCTGACCCTGCGGAATTAAAAACTCCTGAGCAAATGCAACAAGCGTTAGCAGCTTTTGCAGATGGCGTAAACAGCCCTGATATGAAGAAAATGGCTACTATCTTAAAAGCCGTTTTTGAAAACGTATTTGGTTGGCAGCTTAGAGAGGCTCAAGAAAAAGCAGCAAGAGATCAAGCAATCGCATTGTACCAAGCGGGTTTTAAAGAGCAAGAGAAATTAAAAGACGGCTTCAAGCAGCTAGTCGCTTTGGTTGAAGCGTTAACCGAAACTCCTGCTGACGAACCTATTGAGCCTCAAAAAACTCAGTTTGGCGAAGTAATTGAAGCAAAGAAAAATCGCTACAAAGCAATTCAAGAAGTATTAGCAAAACACAAAAACAAATAGTTTAAAATTTAAAATTAGATAACAATGGCATTTAATGTATCAGCCCTAACAGACTACGTAAAAGAAGACGAAAGGTCGCTCTTTACATCATCTTTGTTTGACGCAAAGACCCAGCAATTAATTCAATCAGCGGGTAACGTTATGGTTGAAGTTAAGTCTGCTGCAACCGTAAACATTATGGACACAGACGCTGCGTTCCAAGACGATAGCGGTTGTGCTTTTAACGCATCAGGTACAACTACCTTTACTCAGCGTACACTAACCGTTGGTAAAATTAAAGTACAAGAGGCTTTATGTCCTAAAGACTTAGAAGCTAAGTACTTGCAAAAGGCTTTACCAGCAGGAACTAACTATACTGAAATCATCTTTGCTCAAGAGTATACTAACCGAAAAGCAGGTAAGATTGCCGAGCAATTAGAAACTGCTATCTGGCAAGGTGATACCGATAGCGTAAACATCAACCTAAATAAGTTTGATGGTTTGCAAAAAATTATTGCTAATGCATCAGGAGTTATTGACGCAAACACTACTCCATTTGTAAGTGCTACCGTAACAAGCATTACAGTTGCTAACGTATTAAGCGTTATCAAAGGAATTAAGAACGCTATTCCTGCAAGAGTTAAAGGCAAGGATGACGTTAAATTGTTCTGTGGTTGGGATATTTTTGACCTAATCGTAGATGCTCACGTTAACGCTAACTTGTTTAACTACGGCTCTCAAAACATCGGTGACGGTACTTTCACTATTCCTGGCACTCGCTACGTTGTAGAAGCAGTACACGGTTTAGATGGTACTAACGACCTTTACGCAATGAGAACTAGCAACATGTTCTTAGGAACAGACTTGTTAAGCGACCAAGATCAGTTTGAAATGTGGTACTCTCAAGACGATAGAAATGTTAAGTTTCACGTTGGTTTCAAAATGGGTGTACAGATTGCATTCCCTAACGAGATTGTTAAGTTTATCGTTTAATTCATAGGGTAGGCGTAAAAACCTACCCGTTTTTAAAAACACAATATTATGGCTTGTGCCTTAACTTCGGGATATACTTTAGACTGCCGAGATTCGGTAGGTGGAGTAATTGAAATGTACTTTATTGAGGCGGGTAATGTTACAGCCATTACAGAAGCATCAGGGGTAGTAACAGCAATTACTAAAGCGTCAGGTAAGGTTTTCCGTAAATACGAGCAAGACCAAGACGTAGCGTTCTTCGTTGAGAATTTAAACAGTAACGTGCAAAACGGTACTATTTTCTATCAGCAAGAACTAACCGTTGTAATCAATAAAATGGCAACAGCTATTCGTAACGAGTTGTTATTGCTTAATAAAAATAGATTGATTGCAGTTGTTAAAGACGCTAACGGTTCTTATTGGTTGTTGGGTAAGACTAGATTTTTACACGCTACTGCTGGTAACTCAGGAACAGGTACTGCGTCAGCAGACCGTAACGGATATACTTTTACTTACACAGCTTTAGAACCATCTTTAGCGCCATCGGTTAATAGTGGAATTATAGCTGGTTTACTAACCTAAAGTATTACAGATTATTTGCGAAGCCTCACCTAAAAAGTGGGGCTTTGTTGTTTTGACCAAAATACAAGCATTTTCTATTTAGTTTATGATTAATTTGGTAAAAGGAGTTACTTCTTCAATAATTGTTACGTTAACAGAAAAGCAACTGTTAACTAACCCAAATTACCTTTTTGTGTTTACGGGGCGTACTACCAATACGGAAACTAAGTTTGTTTTATTAAATAATGCTGATATAAGCCCATCAAAAAGCAGGTATAACAAGTTTAGTTTAAATCAAGTATTATTTGCTACTTCTAAAATTCAGCAGTACACTTACAACATATACGAACAAACAAGTACAACTAATTTAAATACTGCTGGATTAAATTTATTAGAAACAGGCATAATGGTTTTAAGTGAGCCGACGGAAGTATTCACAGAGCCAACAGCCGAAACAGAATTTACTATATTATGACAGAACCAAATATTATCATATTAAACTTTGCAGAAGCAAGACAGCCTGAATATAAGGAAAAAAAAGGCGTTGGATATATGGAATTTGGAGAGCGCAACGACTATCCTAACTATTTGCTAGAACTTGCTCAGAAGTCTACTAAGCACGGGGCTATTATTAACAATAAAGCTAAATACATTAGTGGTAATGGTTGGACTACTGAAAGTGGAGTTGAGTCGCCTATCATTAAAAAATTAATGTTAGATGTATTGCTTCGTAAGGTTGTAATAGATATTGAAACATTTGGCGGTTGTTATTTGGAAATAATTTGGTCACAGTTGGGAAGAACTATTGCTCAGGTTAATCATTTAGATTACACAAGGGTAAGAACTAATCAAGATAACACGCAGTTTTGGTACAAAAAAGAATGGAAGCAATACAGCAGAAACCAAGAAGAAGCAATCGTATTAAATGCTTTTAACCCTGCTACCAACGATAAAAAGCAGATACTATTTATTAAAGAATATAAACCAGGTTCTAAGGCTTACCCATTGCCAGGTTATATTAGCGGGTTAAACTTTATTGAGTCGGATATTGAAGTTAGTAAGCACGTGTTAGGGAATGCATCTACGGGCTTTACTCCGTCTAAAATGATTACGCTTACAAATGGTGAACCCGCGCCCGATCAAAAGAAAGATATTACCAAAATGTTTGAGAAACGGTATACTGGCTCAGACGGTAAAAAAATTATTTTAAACTTTGTACAAAATAAAGACCAAGCGCCAATAGTTGAGGATTTAGGCGCATCTGATTTAACCAAAGAAGATTTTACAGCAATTGACACACTTATACAAAACAATATATTTGCGGGGCATGAAATTACTTCACCATCTTTATTTGGTATTGCGCAACCTGGAAAACTAGGAGGCACAACTGAATTACGTGACGCTTACGAGATATTTAAAAATACTTACGTAAACGATAAGCAGCGTTTAATTGAGGGCGTGTTTAATTTATTGGTACGTTATGCGGGCGGCAGCGAAGTGTTGAAAATACAGCCCGTTAACCCCGTAGGATTGCAGGTATCTATGGCAGACCTTATTAGCATGGGTGCGCCAAAAGAGTACTTGTATGAAGTTGCGGGAATTGATGCGACTAAATACGGAATACAGCCAACTGTAACAGATGGCACACCACAAGGCACAAACGAGGCATTGCGTTCACTAACTGGCAAACAGCATCAGCAATTATTACGAATTATTCGCCAAGTTGGGCAGGGTAAGCTAACCCGTGAGGCTGCTACCGTAATGCTTAAAAGCGCATTAGGCTTAAACGATATCGAGATTGAAACAATGTTAGGGGTTGATGAGATACCACAACAAATGAGTTCACAAGATGCATTAGAAGTATTCGCAGCCTTTGGTGAATCTAAATCCAACTACAATGTACTTGCTTCCCGTGTACGTTTTAACGATAACTCTGAATACGAAGCGTTTGCAGATGTGACACAAACTGAAAGCAATGTGTTAGATCTGATTGCTAAAGACAAACGCATTACTCCCGAAGTCATAGCAGATACGCTAAAGTTGACAGTTGCAAGAGTTAAGGGTGTTATTGATAGCGCAGTTGAAAAGGGTTTAATTGAAACTAAAGAAACAGTTGAAGGTAAAGGTTTGCAAAAGAACGTGATTATTGAACGCAAACTAACGCAGCCATTAAGTAAGATTGTTGAGCAGATCAAGCCAAAAACAACTGAGTTTTTAATCCGCTACTCTTACGAATGGAGACCAGAAATACCTGCAAACGAACGTAACACAGCAGCGCATCCTTCTCGTGAGTTCTGTAAAGCGCTTATGGCATTAGATAAGGTTTATAGCCGCGCAGATATTGAGCAAATTAGCAACCGTTTAGGGTATAGCGTATTTGACCGTCAGGGCGGATGGTGGAACGATGACGGAGATATTAAGCCACATTGCCGTCATACTTGGGTAAGTCAGGTAGTAATTAAAAAATCATAAGAAATGAGCAGTAACACACTACTAATAACAGTACAGCAAATAAAGGATAGAACTTCTTTACATTCAAACGTGGATGAAAAGATGGTCAAGCCTGATATTAAATACGCTCAAGATGCTTATATCCTGCCAATGCTAGGAACGGCTTTAATGCTAAAGCTGCAAACAGATATTGGGGGTTCGGGAGTTACGGGCAATTATGAAACTTTATTAAATGATTACATTGTTGATGCTTTGGTTTATCACACGTTGGCGGAATCGCCAATGACCTTATCCTACCAGCTTTACAATAAAGGCGCAGTTAGAAAGACGGGGGTTGACACAGATACGCCAAACGTTAACGAGGTTATTCAGTTAGCGGACAAATACCGTAAACGTGCAGAATGGTACACGCAAAGATTGGCAGACTATTTATTAGAGAATCATACGTTATTCCCAGAGTACGATAATCCAGGAACGGGCATTGATGTATTTATTCCTGAGGTAGCGCAGTATAACACTCCGTTCTTTTTAGGAGATGATTGCAAATGTACAGATGGAAGTTTTGATGTAGCACCAAGTAAATATAAAAAAGGATGCAGATGAGTAATAAGACTTATCATTTAAAGAATCAAGAAAAGTTAGCAAAGTTTATTGAGCAGCAAAAAAAGAAAGATGACACTCAACCAAATCGTACAAAGAATAAAAGCAATAGCAGAGGCTCACGAACAAATTAACACGTTTGTCTTTGGTGACTTAGACGAAGTGTTACGTAGCGAGGTTGTTTATCCTGCTTGTTTTATGCCTTACCCTAGAGAACGGGGTAATAGCAGCGATTTACTTATGAATTGCACTTTGTTTTTTATGGATAGAGTTATTGTCGGCGGCGGCGAAGTAGATAAGACATTTAACGAATTAGAAGTCACTAGCGATATGCGAGAAGTTGCTAAAGATATTTACGCTCAACTTCGCTATCAAAAGTTTGATCCACGTTGGAATGTGCAAACAGACTTCGCCATTAACCTAGCCAACGAAGCACAGCCCGATTATTTAGCAGGGGCGCAGTTAGAATTTACTATTAAATTACCGTACAATACAGATAGATGTAGCGTACCAACAACTTATACGTATGGCAATTGATAAACGGATAGACCAACTTGCAGCAGCCGTACCTGAGTTATCAGACCTATTGGCTTTGTACGACCTTAGTAATCCAGGCACTAAAAAGATTACCATTAGTCAGCTTGTTTCACTTATAAGCATTTCGGCAGGTAACGTATTGACAATATGGGCAACAGCAACAGAAAGTAACAGCTTTTATGATGCTCGTTTAATTGGCCGTGCAGTTAGGTTAGTTTTATTAGGCGGAATCGGATCAGGTGAAATAATTACAACAGGAACACCTACTGGTAATCAATTACTATTTGATTCGGCAGCAGGTACATTAACTAAGCCGTCTGGAGAAACATTTGCAGATGGCGAATTATTGACAATAATGTATTTATAATATAATATGAGATACCTATTAATACTTTTACTATTCATTTCAGGTGCTGCATCGGCACAGTTTCTTCCTACATCAAGTAGGACCGCTTTCAAATGGGGTGTATCAATCGGTACACGCGATTCGTCTGCTTACGCGGCTAATGACAGCCTTGTAGTTACTATTAACCGTCAAGGGCGAATGATGTACCGTTCAACAGATGGATATTGGAAATTATTGGCAAACGCAGCTTCATCGGATTATGTACCTTATGTAGGGGCGGTTACAAACGTAAACTTAGGAAACTTTAGACTAACGGCTCGTAGTTTGCGTACAGATAGCATATACAGCAACAGTTCGGCTGGTGGCATACTTTCTGCAACTGGAGGTAGTTCGGTTATGTCATGGGGTGCAGGTGGTTCAGTTGAGGTGGACTTTCACGGCTTTGCAGGTTACGATGCGAATAGGTCGTCGTCTTATACATCTCGTAGCTTTACTGATAAGAATTATGTAGATAGTAGCGCATCATTAAGACTTCGCATATCGGACACGGCTGCAATGTTAGCACCTTATGCAAGAACATCGTCTTTAGGTAGCTATTTGTTAAAAGCAGATAGTTTAAGCGGTGGTTATACCACTTGGTTATTAACCAAAAAAAAGGTGGACAGCTTGGGTTCTGTTATTTCAACGTCAAATGCACTAAAGTTGAATATTAGCGATACAGCATCAATGTTAAGTAATTATCGTAGGGCAACTACCTTAATTGAAAATGCAGACCTAAGAAATAGCGCAATAACGATTAATGGCAGTTCTACTTCTCTTGGTGGCTCTATTTCGGTTGGAACGGTAACAAGTGTGGCTGCAAGTGCGGGAACGGGAATAAGCATATCAGGAAGCCCAATAACATCAAGTGGTACTATCACCATAACTAATACAGCCCCCGACCAAACAGTAGCTTTAACGGGTGGTACGGGAATTAGTATTTCAGGAACATACCCCAACTTTACTATTACTAACAGTTCACCTTCAAGTGGTGGTACGGTAACAAGCGTAAGTGCAGGTATTGGAATGAGTTTTACCACAATTACAAGTACAGGTGCAGTTAATGCAGATACAACCGTTTTGGCGACAAGGGCATTTACAACGGGTGGATTAGTAGCTAAAGCAAATACTTCGCTAAATAACGTAAACGGAGTCCTATCATCTACTTACGGTGGTGCTGGTTCTGTTAGTGGTATTTTAAAAGCCAATGGAAGTGGGGTGGTAAGTGCAGCAGTAGCAGGAGATATTACAAGTCTTATTTCAGGAACTTATTTGCCTTTGAGTGGGGGAACGCTTACGGGTGGACTCAACGGCACAAGTGCAGCGTTTAGTGGGAATATAGATTTATCGGGTGATTTAAGGTATCAATCAAATGCAGGTTTTGGTATAAAGTCAGCAGATGGCACAAGATTACTTGAAATATATAA